TTTTTATAGTTATAACTGAAACACTATCTTTCTTTTCTTCAGTTTTTGTTTGTGTAACCTTTCTACTTCCACAAGATATAAATACAATACTAACTAAAATATAAATCAGCTTCTTCATTTCTTCTATTTGTTAAACCATTAATAACTTTTCCACCAGCTTTATTCCATCTTAAAAATTCTGCTTTTAGTGTTAAATCATTAGGATTTTTATTTATTTTTTTTAATAATGTAGATGAAGAAAAATTACCAGTTCCAACATTATAAGCAAATGAAACTAAAGCATTAAATTGATTTTGATTTATATTTGATGTAACTAATTCATCTACTCTTTTACCAAATCTATTAGCTATTTCTTTAAACATATCAAAAGCTTGTTGTTTAGTAATATCTTTGTCTAATAAAGTTACTCTTTTGCCATCTGAATAATATGTATTTCCATAACCAATAGTTGGTATTTTAGCTGGACACAAATATGGTTTTAAACTCAATCCTTCGTGTTTAGTTATAAATAAATAACCTTTATTATCTAATATCATCTGTTTGTTTTTTTATAGCTTTCAAATTGCTTTTTTAATGCTTCGTGGTCTTTTTCCAACTGCAAATATTTACCTTCTAATTCATTAAATTTATCTTTCCAATATTTTGATGCTTCTACTTCTTTTGCATAAGCTAAATACAAATCATTAAACTGCTTTTGTAAACTTCTAACATCATTTCTTAAATCTGAAATATCTTTAGTTTGTTCAACATTACAAGCTCTTAATTCATCCCTATCAGTTTTTAAATCTTCAACTAAAGCATCATAGATATTTTGTACTTTAGTTAAAAAGTCACCATTGCTGTTTTTTATTTCTACTCTTTTAGCTTGTTTACCGCCAAATATCCAAGCTATTGGAATTGATATTGTACTAACTATTGCAACCCAATTTTCTAATAACCAAATCATATCACTATTGCTTCTGCTTGTTGGAATATTTCGTCAACTTGGTCATCAGTCATTTGTGTAACTGACTGAATAAATAAAACAGTTTGAGAATATCTTTCTATTGTTGTGCCATAATTCCAAACATTTTTAGCTGCTGTTTGATTTGGCTCTGGTAATTGGTCTAATGCACTCTCAATAGTTGTTTCTAAATTCATTAACTTTAAAATAGTTCTTATTCTCCAAAGTTGCACTTCTGTTGGTGTTTTATCTTTAAATGCTTGTTCAATTTCTTCTTGTGTTGCTCCCTCGTAAAACTCCCTTGTTTCAAAATTAAAATAAGGTTTAACTAAATTATCAGTTAATAATTCATCGATTAAAACTTCTGTTTCTAAACATTCATTTGAGTAAGTAACTCCGACAACTTGATTAGTTGCTATATTTATTATTGTTTTCATTAATCAGTTATTTGAATTCCACGATATGTTATACTATCTGTTGCGTTTGTTAATTGACAAGTTACAAAGAAATATAAATCAGCAGCTAAATTATATGTAAATGTTGAAGTTAAACTTGCTGTTCCCATTATAGTTTGGTCATTTGTTGTGGAATTATTAATATTTAACAAATAAATATTTCCACCATTTAAAGCCATTTCCCTTTTAAATTTCATAGAAAAATTTGAAGTGTTAAAACCAGCAGTTGAAATAATAGTTGCACCAGTTAAAGTGTTTGTAGTGTTAATCTCTAAAGTATGTGCTGTATTTGATATATTTGCTACTTTTGTAACCAAAGCACTAAAATTTAAAAAGTCACCATTACTGAAAGTATTTGCGGGAATGTAATAAGTAGCTATAATAGTTTTTGCAGTTGTTCCAGTATGCGTAACTTGTGGTGTTAAATTAAATAGTTTTCTTTGTCGTAAATTTAATGCATCAAAAACAGCGTTTTGGCTTGGTGCTTTATCAGTAACTCCATTTGTTATACTATCTTCAATTATAGTTTTATTTTTCCATAAATCTGTTGAAGTTTCGTAAGTTAAAACTTGATTATTTAAAGGAGTATCTATAAAGACGTTGTGTAATTCGTCTAACTCCCACCCGTTCATAATCTTTACATATATTTTACCATTGTTTGCGTGAGCATATTCTACATAACCTATAACAACAATATGACCAGTTGAACCATTTGGTTTTATATTTGTAATTCTACCAGCAGTTGTTGAACTTAAATAAAGTACATCACCATCTGCCCAAGTTTCGCCTTGTAAAGAACCAGTTGTATTAACACCTTCTAATTGACCAACTGTAATAATAAATCCTTCTTGATTTGTTGCAATAGTTTCTGTTACTATTCCTAAAGTATCAGCACTATTTAAATCATTATTTGCTTGTGCTAAATTAACTGCTAATCTTTGACCTTGTGCTCCACTTATTCTAACAACTTGATATGCTGCTTTTGTTAATGTAGTATTAGGAACAACTTTGTTTACTACTCTTGCTACTAAATCAACTCCGTTTTTTAATATAACATTACCACCTTTTAAAGTAGTTTCTGAAGTACCTATTGTATCATTCCATCTTGTTACAGCAACTCCAGCAGTTCCAGTTGGTGTAGTATCTAATTCTATTTGACCAGCTTTTAATTCATATTCACCTAAATCAACATTAGCATTTGCACCTGTATAAGGTACTAATGTAGAAATATCTGGAATAGTTGGTTTATTTAATATTTCAGCATCACCACTAACTGCATTCCAATCTGCATTTACATTTACTTCTGCACCAGCAGCTATTCCAGCAAGTTTATTTTTTTCAGTAAGTGAATATTGTTTGTAAGTAGTTCCATCAAGTATATCGTCTTGGTCTAAAACTACAACTCCAGTTTGTCCGTTTACACTATCAACTGCACCACCACCACCATTTACTTTGTTTATGTTTACTTGAATAACATTATCAACTACATTAATAGTAACTTCTTCAATTGTTTGCTCTACGTTTATATCTATAATATCACTCATTATCTTGTTACATCGTTTTTAATTAGAAAATTACCACTTATGTAAGTCTTAACAGTACCATCACCAAACTCAATTTCTATATCATATAAATAGTTATATGCACAAATATCTATTATTTGCTCATTAATTTTAAATAAACCATTTACATCATCTGTAATTGTTATACCAGCATTAGCAACTGAGGTTAAAGATAAAACAGGAATACCACCATATTCTTTTCTTAACTGCATTCTAATAATAGCATCTTCTAAACTATATGGTTCATCGTTTAATAGTAACTCAAAAGTTACTTCTTCAAATGTGTCTCCTTTAATATTTTGAAAATTTAATCCCATCTTTAGTTTTGTTTTCTATTTTTTTTAAAAATATTTCTAACTTCTTAACGTTAGCTTGTTTTGGTTTATATTTATTTATCATAAAACCCAACCTGTAAAATAAGCATCTTTATCTGGATACATATCACCATTTGAATTAGCGTTATATTCAGGAAAAGAAACTTGGTTAAAACTCATATAATCTATAAACCTATTTGTGTAATGTTGTGCAATATCCCTTGCTTTTTCTACCAAGAAATCAATTTCATTCTTTTCTACATTTGTAGCGTTTTCTGATGTATGCTTATAGATACCTTTTCCAGCTATTGTAATGGCTAAAAATGGTAATGCTTCAACCATAGACCAATGTATTACCATAGGCTTAATATACTTGCTTAAAAGCGTTGTATATGGTTCTGTTAAGTCATCATTTACAATATCATCATTTAGTTTATTAAATAGTTGTGTACCTAAATATGTTTGTATATGTGTGTCTTGTGCTATCTTAATGTATTGGATAAAACGGTCTACATCGATATTACCATTCAAAGCTGTAAACCTAACAATATCATCTCTACTTACAAATAATGCCTGTGCCATATTTTAATTTTTAAATCCCATTTTATCCCAATACTCTTGTGTAAAACCTTTTGTCGGCATATCTGCTGGTTTCATAGCAACTTCTTTTTCATTTCTTATTCTATAACCATATCTTTCAGCAGTAGCAGAACTAATATTTTTTGCATTTGGATTTGTAGGGTCTATTTTAACACCTTCAAAGTTTGCATAAGTTCTACGCAACCATTTATGCTCACATCTTGCGCCGCCCTTATAAAGCCAGATTGAATAGTTATCAGAACCACCTTTTCCAAAACCAGCATTTACTGCTTGACTTTCCATTGCAATAATATCTTCTTTTCTGTATACTTTATCAGCATTAATCATTTTATTGCAAAATTCTCTTTGACCAGTAGCATTACCACTATAAACATATCTTGTTATGAATTGTACACCATCAATAGTTTCATCTTGTTCTGGACTTTTAGCGTTTGGTCTTGCTATTCCTGTTGAAACAAATTGCCATATTTTAGATAATGCACTTTTGCTTTTTTTATTCTTTTCATTTATAAAGTTAATTTCAGCATCGTATTCATCTTCTTTGTCATAATCAACTTCTACCTCATCTACTAAAGTCCATTCATTACCTAAAGTTTCACCTTTTGCAATTAAAGCATCTGCAATATCAGAACTTAAACAAGTGTGAGAACTTAAACCTGTTTCTTCTTTTACTTGTTCATCTGTTTGTGCGTTATCTAATTCAGTAAATTCTAATGGTTGAATAGTTTTAAAGTATAATTTTAAACTAATATCATTGTAATATAAAATTTCATCTAATGCTTCTATTATTTCAAGTTGGTAAGGTTTAATTACTATGTTATCAAATAATAGCGTAGCAGTCTTTATTTCATCTGCATTGTTACCTAAACCACCATCACCATTTCTAATTCCTAATAACATTGGTGAAGTAACTCTATGCCCTACAATTAACTTGTTAAAGCATTCATTACTTAAATATTCATAGTGTGCTGGCGCATCTGTTAATGGTATATCATCAACTGTTGTTTTGCTTTCTGCATTTGCATTAAAAGCTACAATTACTTTATCACCTCTTGAACCTGTTAGTTTGTTTTTAACATCTGCTTTAATTTGGTCACGCATTTCTTCAGTTGGAATTCCATTATTGAAATTGATAACTTTAGTTCCACTAAATCCATTCTTAACATCGTTTATTTGGTAAACTGATATTTCTTCCTCAAGCATTGCGTAATCTAAAGCACCATTATAATCAACAGGTGTGTAATAGTGAAATATTGGTAAATAAGGTTTAACAACCATTATTTCTATTTCATTACCATTACCAAAACCCCAAGCTGGTATTCTTTTTAATACTTCAGAAGGTTTAACCTTACTCCAATCAGCACAATAAAAGTACGCTTCTATTTCTCCTTTATCATTACATTTTTCTGCTCTTAATGTATGAATAGGAAAATGTTCAACTTTAACTACTTTATTCTTTTGTTTTACTATTTGCATAGAAGCCATACCCATTAGTTTGCGTTCTAAACATACTTTACGCAACATATCAGGTTTAAATAAAGTTTTCATTTGTGCATATTCATTTGGCTTTCTTGATGCATCTAAAGCA